TTCAAGTGCCGTGGCTTCTGCAGAAACAGCACTGGTATGTGCAGCATAAGCATCGTCCCTATCCTGTTTAGCATCAACGGCAGAGTCGTATTTATCTTCTGCTATATTAATAAGGCTGTTAAATTGATCTTTATATCCAAGATCATCTACGCTGTCTCTGAGGTCTTGTATTTCTTGGGCAGCAACTGATATGGGGTCGTTAGGATTAGCCTCTGTGGGGGCTATTAAAAGCCATCCAAAGGCCAATAAAGTGGCTGTTACTATTCTTGTTAATCGTTTTATTTGCCTTTCCCCCTTGCAGACTAATGTCTGATAGGGTTATTATATCATTTTATTGCACAAAAAAGGGGCTACCGTAATTGGTAACCCCTTAAATGTTGGACTAATTACTTGACGTAAGCAACCTTAGCCTTTGGATTCTTTGTATTCCACTTCTTAGCAAGTGCATTGAATGACTTCTTCAAAGAAGCAAGTACAGCAGCATTATCTGCTGTTAACTTAGCGATAGTTGCATCCTTAGCAAGGATAACTGCATCTGAAGCAGCCTTTGCATCAGCAAGTGCCTTAGCAGAAGCAGCCTTCTCAGCAGCAAGTGCTGTAGCGGAAGCAGCCTTCTCTGCTGCAAGAGCAGCGTCTGAAGCAGCCTTAGCAGCAACAGCATCTGCAGCAGCCTTTACGACTGCAGCATCTGAAATTGCCTTAGCAGCAAGTGCTGCATCTTTAGCAGCAGTTTGTGCTGCAAGTTCTGATACTAGATCACGAACTGTGATTTCTGCAAACGGTGCAAGTGCACGAGCAGGTAGACCAACTACGTCAGCAGTTGTTGCATCTCCAGCAGTTGTTGGGCTGAATGTGATTAGTGATCGTGTTCCAGTTGCTGGAAGTGTTGCAACAAACTTTGCAACTCCAAAATCTGAAAGTGTAGCACCAGTGGTTGCTGTTGCTGTGTCTAGTGTTGCTGTAGCAGCAAATACTGTTGCAGTAATTGACTTAGCAGATACCTTGTTACCAAATGTGTCTGTTGCAGTTACTAGAATATCTTGCTTTGTACCAGCAGCACCTGCAGCAGGAGCAGATACTGTAAGAGTATTAATCTTACCAGCAGTGCCCTGTACATAGTAGGTGAGTGTGGTTCCGCCGTTGTTAATTACAACTGTTCCAATTGCGGTTGTCTTTGTATAGACATAAAATGTTGCTGTTGTTCCTGTACCAGTTGCAATTGTCAAAGATGATGATCCTGACGTTGCTCCTACTGGTGCAGCGGTTGTGTGTAGTGCAGACACGATTGTTGCGTTTGTTGCTGTAACAGAAACAGATGTTCCTGTGTCAACGGTTGCGACGAACTTTAGTGCGTCAGCAGCGTCAACTGTGTTGTCTGCTGGGACTGGCAATGCAGCAGGTGTAGCAATGGAAGTGTTTGTAGTGTTTGCTACAGTGTCCAATGATACAGCAACTGTCATTACAGCAGCACTTGCAGGTGTTGCTACGATTGTGCCCAAAGTCATGGCTGCAACCATGGCTAGTGCGATTTTCTTAAATGAGTTCATTTAATTTATTTCTCCTTGTTTTATAGTGTTTTTAGTCTGTCCAGGTAGTCTTTTATGTCTTCTATCTGGCTAGGTTTATATTGTATCACGTTCTCAGGTAGTTCGTCAACTCGCTTAGGTCTATCCCTAAAAGTATGAACCTCTACCTCAGTGTCTGTATTTTTAGGGGTATAAGATATAGCCCCAAAAATAGCACCACACACAGCATCAGCCAAGTCTTTTGACTTTTTGCGTGGGTGGTCAACTCTATCATTTTTCATAATCTTTAACTGGGTTAGTTCATCAAATAATAAATCAATTGCTGGCATAGCAAGTCTTTCCTCATACACAAGCATTGCCATGTCCTCATAGTGCTTCTTGGCAACAGAAACAGTATCAGTCTTCATTCCAACCTGCTTGAGTTCATTCTGAATATCAAATGATTGCCAACGGTCAAAGGAAACCATGCCAATATCAAACCCTATCCTTCTAAGGTTCTGAATCCATTGTTTAACTTCTGAAAGATTAACTGGGCCTTCTACCTTTGGTTCCCACCATGCTACTGCATCTACTATTACAATTGGTGCTACTTGTTCGTAGTTATTAATGACTTGTATGTTTACCCATTTTTCTACATGTGCAATTGCCACCGCACACTTATCATGTTTTTGTGCAAGGTCAGCATGAACATAATATTTTTTAGTAGGGTCTGGCTTAAATGATTCGTCAAACCTTTTAAAGTTATCTATTGGATTTCTTAATGTCATACAGGCTCTTACTTTTTCTGCCTGCTTAAAAAATGCATCAGAAGCAAAAGTTGGTACGCATGCAAAGCGCATCATTGCATCTCCAAGGTCTGTCATAAATGCAATCATAAAGTCATCAATCTTACGAGTAGGATTTACTTCCCATGTAGGTCTCTTTAGTGCAAACACTCCTGGATACTTGTATGAGATTATATGGTCTTCATCCCACGAAATTTGAAACTTATTATCTGGGTCTGTGTCTGGAAGTAATGGATTAATTATAAACTCGTGTGTTTTTTCAACTGATTCTTTCTCAGCAATTACTGCGTCATATTTTTCTGAAATAAAGTCGCCTGGATATCTTGGAAAAGAAAGCAAAACAACCTTTCCAAGGTCTGGAAAACGAGAGTCTACTGATCCACGGAAAGCCTTGTAGATGTTATCAGCAGTCTTTCCTTGTTCATTTCCTGTTCCAACCTCTGATGCAAAACCAGAGATCTCGTCAAGAACTGCAAGTAGCAAGTTCAAACCCTCATGTGACTCACGCTCTGAGTGGCCAGAGTAAACAGTAATTGATTTATCAAACTCAACTGAGTCTGCCTTAGCATTATACTTTCCAGCAAACCAAGGGGACTTTTCAATCTTAGATTTAAAACCTTTAAAGAAAACATTCTTTGCTTGTTGTGCGTTAATAGCCACATTGATAAGGTCAATAGCATCTCCAGAGGGCTTACCAAAATACTTTGCTGGGTCTTTAAGGCACAATAGTTTATATACTATATATGAACATGCTACGGTTGATGTAAAGTCTTTTCCAGATCCCTTGCCAAGTTGCAGAATGATTTCATTCTTTGTGTATTTTTCAAAGTATCTTGTGCCTTCTTCCTCCCCCATGATGTCTATCAAATCTTCTTTACGATATATCTGGCTCATAGCCTCAACAATGTCATATTGAATATCTGAAAGTGGTGGCTGACCAAGGTAGTCTGGAGACTCAACAAATGTCTTTGTGTCTACTGGGGTTTCTTCAAAGTGATTGCTTTTTAATGCATCTAGAAATTCATCAAATATCATAATCTAAATCCAACAACAACATATTTAACACCAGACTTTACTGGCTCTGCCGAATGAGAAAACTCTTCCGAAGATGGGAAAACTATAAGTGTATTTTTTTCTGGTTTTATACACATGTCAAACTTTGTAAAAACTATTTCTCCACCAAGATAATTATCATTTAAGTAAAAAAGTACGGATATTTTTCTTAAAAACTCTTCAGTTGCATCTGCATGTTCTTTAAAAAATTGGCCTTCTGTATATCTTACAAGTTGATACTGTTTTTTAGTAAAATCTATAAATTTATTTTTTGCATATTCATCTACTATTGGATCTACGACTTCTTCTAAAAATTTTCTTAATATTTCACATGGACTGGTGGAAGATGCGTTTCTTAATTCTGTTCCTTTTTTTAATCCCTTTATGTACTTGTATCGTGATGGTGCAATGCCTCCTTCAGCCCATACATCTTCTGGGTAAGAGTCTAGAATTTTTGTTATTTCAATTCCATCTAAAGATTTTATCAAAATATCTTCTTTATTTTTCATTTTCACCAACGGACACGATTGTTATTACTTCGTCACTTTTTGCAAATGATGACAGCCTTCTCATAATTTCGTCACGAACTTGTGGATATTCAGAAGCAATATCTTTTAGAATTAGCACAAGAGTTTCCTGCCTTCTTTCAATTTCCATCATTTCTTCAGCAAGTTCTTTGTTCTCAAGAAGACCAGCCTTTTGTAGCATGTCAATACGCTTAGACTCAATATCCATAACAAGTTTAATTGCAGCAGTCTTTGCACTAAGGTTATTAGTCATTGATGCCTCATCAATAACTTCATATGTGCGAGATACAAGTTTGCTGTAGTGTGTGTCTGCAGCAGCAAGTGCTTCTTTAGCACGAGCACGAATAGCATCATTGGCAGAAGCCATGACCTTCCACTCATTAATAAGTGTTACGACTTTGGTTCTTGGTATGTCTAGTTGCTTTGAAATTACTGTAGGGTCATTGCCCTTTAGGTATTCTTCTACTACTTGATTAACTTGATCAAGATGTTTAACTAGATCATCTTCAGTTGACATTGTTTAATTCCCTTGCTATTTTTAGCAGTATGAGATAACCGATTAGATCATCTAAATCATTATCGCCAACATAAGATCCACCTCTAGTTATTCTAGAAAGTTTGTCGTCAATGCGAACATGCAGTTGCTCTACACTGTCTGATGTAGCAAAAACCCTAACAGGATTAAGAGCAGAGTCACCATAAGATTTATTTTTTGTAATAAGCATCTCTTTAATTTCATCACAAACCTGAGCAATAGTAAACTGTGTCTCAGAACTCATCTTCATTCTCCTCATCATCACTCAAATCAAAAATGTCTGGGAAGTTTTTAAAAGAATTAATAACGTAGGCTATGCCTACAGAACTGGCCACGGTAATGGCTAAAATAATTTTTTTTGTTTTGCTCATCGTTTAGACTTCCTTAATCCAAATTTTGCAAGATATACATAAACAGTTTCCACGCTTACCCCACACTCCTTTGCAATTTCCTCTGGTGTCTTTTTGTCCATAAGATAACGCTTACGCATAAAGACTTCTGATGTATATAGTTTAGCAGCCATAGCGTTATTTGTCAACTCCTGGGACTTTCCAGTCTAAGTCTTCTCTTTTTACTGGTGGCTTGTCCTTAGTAAGAACATGATGCTGGTACCTATCAATCTTATCATAGTCTGGATTATACCTTGTCATCCCTAAAGGAATACCGCTTCTTCTGCAATATTCTTGTGTAACTTCTAAAGGAATATCTCCGTAGATTCCTGCTAATCTTCCAGAAAAAAGCAAATTAAGTTTTAACATTGCTTTTCTTGAGTGCTCCCAATGATCTTTTTTCTTTTCATCTGCCCATGGCCTAGCAGTGTCATATCTGCTTAATTTTTCTCCTGGATACCTTCTTGAAAGATGGTGATACGAAAAAATTTTTGATGTTGCAAACATTCTCCAACCCCTACCCCAAGATTGTAAAGATACATAAGGCTCTTCTCCATTAAAATTCATTTCTGGATCTAAAGGAACTTCATCAACATATGATTTTTCTGCAAAGCACCATGTAAAATGTACCCAATAATTTTCATGAACATCGTCGTCATCTGGTGGTACATTTCCAATTGGAAACCAATATCCTGGAACAAAATCTGCAACCTCTCGCTTTATTGGATCCCATCCAGTAATATTAGGATGATACAGATTAGTCTTTACGTCATTCTTATACTTAATAGACCAGTCATCGTTGTATTCAAAGTCTGGTGGACATAAAGTTAGAATGGCTTTTCCAGTTTCAGACTTTGATTTTGCTTTTGCATACTCTTGTAGGCATGTTACATCCCAGTCTTGTTCAAACCTTGTGTGTCCACAAATATAAAGGACATAGTCAAACTCAACTGGAATATCTTTTGTTGTTAGGTCCCTTGCCCACAGTATACCTCTGTACTTAGAAAGGTCAAACTTTCTATACAACAACTGACTGTCTTGTATAAAACTCAAATCAGAATAAAATTCTGGAAAGTGCTCCTCTACAATAGAAAAAAATAAACTATCTTTATCTTTTGCTTTTGAATAACAGTCTAAAACGGTTCCTTTTAAATCTCCTTCTTTGTATGAAATTATAGATACAAGAATTTTCATATTGATTTATCCCAGTTCTTGATTGCCCAATGTCCAATACCACAAGCATCTGCAACATCGTTGTCAGTAATAGATCTATCATATATTGTATTTATAAACTTAATTGTTCTTTCTTTACGAAGATTGCGCTCATAAGATTTATACCAAGATGTAGACTTCCCAGGATTTTGTGAACGAATCAACAACTGTTCATCTTTTGATATTTTTTTATTTCCAATAAAATTTTGCCAAGTGATTGGTGCGACCTTTCCAATAACTTTAGTTCCAGATTGCCCTGCTGATCCAAGAATAGCCCCTTGAACTAATGCAAGGTCTGCAGCAGTCTTAGGGCTATTCATGAATACGGTATGCTCAATTATTATTGCCTCAAACCCACCATAGTAATCGAAGAATGCTTTTACTTTTTTGCCAGCATCCATAACTTTTTCATATGTATTATTTCCTTGAAAGTTTATTTTCCCTACAGTTTTTAAGTCTTCCCCGTCAAACAAAGCAAAAGCAAGACTATTAGTACTAGCGTCAATGGCACAGATGGTGTGTGGTTTTAGTTCTAGCCCCCACTTATTTTTTACCATTTGTCTTATCCTTAATCTTTTTAATTGCTTTGACTACTGCTTCTGGATTTACCGAACAAGATGAGCATACTGCAAAATCATTGTATATCGATAGTGGCATAGAGCAAGATTTGCATAACCTTGTTTTTCCTTTTCTTTTTGCTCTCTTTGATTGCATATACCTTGCAGCAATTTTTTCTTTTGTTGCAAGTTCTCTACATTCAGGAGAACAATATATCTGGTAAGATACAGACTGAGAAAATTGTTTATCGCAAAAGTTACAATGTCTCACTTAGAATCTCCAGGGGTGCAATCTTTATTACACCTTGTCCTGCAGACTCACATGCTTTTCTAATTGGGCATGACTTGCATATCTTAGAGTTGGAC